CTTTAACTCATCCTCATTAGAACCTTCCTCAATTAGTTTGTTTATGTTTTCTAATTCCTTTATTGAAAATAAACTTTCAAATCGTACTCTACGCCTTCTGTATGGAGAATTATCATATATATAATCTTCTACATATGATGATATATCGTTATGGTTAATGCTAATCTTTTCACCGTCAATAAATGTTAATGAAATGGCATCGAAAATAATATTATTCAGTTTCTCAATATTTCCACTTAAAACATAATATAAGCAATTCAATATCGTTGTCTTTCCCATACCGTTTTCGCCTAAAAATATATTCACTTTTTCATCTAAAGGTAACCTAACATTAAACTGATTAAAAAGATTGTTAATTTCAAACAATTTTAACTTTGATTTCATGGCATTTCTCTCCATTTCATTATATCATTCTACTATATTAAAATGCTTCAACGCATCCTTTATGGCTTCCACTTTCTCCGCTGTCGGATGCTTCCTTGGCTGTTTCAATTCTTCTACCGCATTAGGAGCATCATACATTGGCAAGCCTAAATCTCTCTTTACCTCTGCGATATATGCGGTATGTACCTTGAAGCCGTATTTTGCTTCTATGTACTCCTTTATCATTTTGTAGGTCACTCGTTCCTTGGGCTTGTATTCTTCGGCTCTTTTAGCGATATTATCAAGCGGAACTTTTCCCTCACCCTCACCAAACTCAACTTTTACGTTGATATGTCCGTCTGGCTTTTTGTGGGAAAGCAGTACTACCGTCTCCACATGGCACGATACCTTCTGATTGATGTCAGGCATTGTGCCCGTTCGCGGAAACATATCCTGTCAAAACGGAAACATGTCCACACCTCTGATATTGCGCATTCACAGCTTCAAACAGATGCAATCTGTGACAAAATTGACATTCACATCAAGGTCTTGACCATTGAAGTCTATGGGAACAAGTCTGTATAAAATCTTTGCAACCTGTATAATGCAAGGCAATTTTACACTGCTACTCTCTTCCACTGTCTCGACAGTTGAGACAGTGAAAGCCGCTCAACTTCTACACAATTCATTCGCTCTGAGCACGAATTTGCCATACACTCGCAGGGAGTTGAGTTGCCGGATTTCACCGTCTCGACCTGGAATCCGTTCCTTATTTCTTTGTGTTTTCTTCTAATTCCAGCATATACTTATCAAAATCAGACATGAACAATCTATCCTGGATGACACGGTATTTTTCAAATTCTGTCTCAGCATGAAGCTTTGCAATTGCTGCGGACACCTTACCCGCATCCTGTAAAATACCATAGTCAAACATTTCAATGAAGCTGTTGAGCCTCTTTTCCCAGTCCTGCATCGTAAGCGGGATATGGCGCAAGGTCATGTTTTCCGCGAAATCCAGGTATGCAGTAACCATACGGTTCAACTGCTTCATTTCATCCTGACTCAGATAATTCTTCGCAACTGTAACATCGCTTTTCTTAATCTTTCCATCAGGTGCATCTGCCCAGGTGGTTAATCCCATGTGCTCTTTTGTGTGATCCGCTCTTTCCACGATCAGCTCCGCCGCCGTATGTCCATGAACGGCATAATGCATTTTATTCTGGACAGTCGCATAGAATCTTCTCGTCGTTGCAGCATTTTTATCATAGTCAATGGCTGTCGCATACAAGTCAGTGATCTTCTGATAGAACTTTCTTTCGCTGGCACGGATCTCACGGATGCGCTCTAACTGCTCGTCGAAATACTTCTCTGTTAGATACGTTCCTCGTTTCAGCCGTTCATCATCCATCACCCAGCCTTTGATGGTGTAGTCCTTGGCGATCTGGTTTACCCATTTACGGAACTGTACCGCACGCTCGGAATTGACCTTGAAGCCTACGGCAATGATCATTTGAAGGCTATAGTGCTTGGTATCGCGTGTCACCTGGCGAGAACCTTCGGTTTGAACTATTCGGAAATTCCGAATAGTTGCGGCCTCTTCCAATTCACTATCCGCGTATATTTTTTTAATATGTTCATTTATCGTTGGTAAACCAACATCATACAATGTGGCCATCATCTTCTGTGTCAGCCATATATTCTCATCCTCATAGCGCATCTCTATGCTGTCCTGTTGATCACCTACAGAGGCAACATAAGTCAGGTATTCCGCTGCGCTGGAACGGATGGTTATTTCATCTTTTTTCTTTGCCAAATGAAGTGCCTCCTTACTTTGTCATAATTTCGGCTTGGTTATTCTGCCTGTGCATCAAAGGATTGCTGTACAATTTCCATGATTTTATCTAGTTCATCCTGGTGCTCCATAAACATTTCAACGTCACCATTTCCCCAGCGGCCTAACCCTGTAATATCTTTACAAATACCATTAGGATCATTAATCTCAGAAAACTTCATATTAATCGAAATGCGCAGCCTCTGTTTCTGGAAAACAATATCCACAAAATTGGTATCCAGCTTATATGCTACATACAACTTTTTATATTCCTTCTTTACAGCTGGCGATAAATTCATAATGCGCTTGTCCAAAACCTCAAATAACATTCTAGTAAAGGCATTGACATCGTAAGTTTCTAAGGAATACTTTTGTACTGTTTTCTCCGCTACCTGATATGGTGCAAGCTCTACCTCTGTTATGCTTGGATACGGCCAGATAATTTCTGCCTTCTTTGCTAACTCTTTTGCTCTTTCCTGAATATGTTGTTCGTTCCACACGTTTTGCAAAACAACATATCTATTAAGCCTGAGTGCGCTCTCTTTAAAACCGCCTTTCATGTTCATCTTTTCCAAGAAAGATCTGTCGCTCATCTCAGAATTATATGCGGTCAAAGTAAGATTACCGATTGTGTGTAAATACTTTTTCTGAATTTCTTTCCAATCAGCGCCAAGGTCCACTTGCCACTCTGGAGAAAGATTTTTATTCTGTGGCATAATATGTTCAATCGTATAATTCTCTATAACAATTGGAGCCTTATTCTCAAAATTCTCCAGGCGACTAAGAATATAATTTCTAGCACGCATATTATAAATATCTCGACTTGTAAACGCACTTTCGAACTTCTCATCATCCGGAAATTCCTTATATGTATCCTGCATCACAAAAAATGCTTTAACAGAATTCAAGTAATCATCTGGCTTAATATAATTCTTAAATGTTGCAAAGGTTTTATTCATCGAGTTTGTTGGAATCTCACAAATTGCCCGTCGCAATACATAGCTAACACTCAGCTTTAGAATATCCTTCAGCTCATCTAAAGTTATAAGCCCCTCCGCACAGTCATGATGAATTTTCAACAAGAATGGGTAGGACACTTCCATTCTTAAATCGATAATATCTTCATACAACCTCTTTAACTCCAAATCAGAACTTCTCTTGAAAACAATGTTTGTGTAGTATTTTGCATAATCCAGTAAATCTTGACAAAGCTCTCTGATGGATCCAAATTCACAATTCAAATGATACAACTTGAATTCTTCATAGACGCGTCCCTGCTTTGGAATACGAGAAAGTTTCATTGTCAAGTAATGCCGGAAGAAAGCATCCATCACTGTTCCCTGTGTCTCATAAACAAATAATTGTTCCATCGGACGCCAAAGATGTTCATACACATAGGTTTGTTCTGACGGTTCTAATCCCATTAAAACATAATTACGAATCAAATCGGACTCAGAAAGCTCTTTACCTGTAGAATTCAAACTTTCAAAAATTGCCTGTGCATCATCAACAGTACGATCCAATGTGATATTAACAATCTGCAGCTTTCCAATGGATTCATATACCTCAGCTGGTTGGATTTCTTTATCAGCGAGTTTTCCAGCAAAAAAATTGTAGTTTTCAATAAGTCTTGAACGAATACCTTCTGCAATCGGCTTTTCCTCAACAAGACTGATCAGGATATCTCGATCAGTTTCGGTCAACAGCAATTTGTATCGTTCATCGCCGACTTCGTACTCATTTTTCAGAAGCATATTATCAATGCGACGAGAGTTGATTGTCGTATCACCTGGATTCTTTATCGCATAATCACGCAAAGCCAAAAGAAGCAATGTTAATGTAGTCATACGCTGTTGGCCATCAATAATCATATATTTCTGGACACCTGTGGGCATTGCCTGTTCTGCAATATTAACGATAGATCCGACAAAATGACCGGCTTTTTCTTTTTTCTGCATATCTACAATATCGTTCCAAAGCCTTTTGCACTGATCAATATCCCAGCTATAAAATCTCTGATAAACAGGAATCAGAAACTGTTTGTTTCCATTCAATATCTCATAAATATTACCCTTACGTGCATCCATATCGCACCTCCATTACTTCTTTTCTCCATATGGATCCGCTGCCTCCGCTACTTTGCTCAGCTCTGTTTCAGACACATACTTATAGAGTTTTTCCTCTTTTCGTGGTTCCACATTGTCGGTCCATAGTTCGCACTGACTGATTACCGTATTAATAGCAAAATCATAATCCTCTGGCGGATAATGGTATTTTTTAAGAAGTCGCTTCACCATCTTACGCATCTGTGCTCTGGCAGTCTCTTTCTTCTGCCAATCGATCGTGCGATTCTTTCGGAGCATTTCTGTAAGCTCTCTTGTCAGAGCAATCAATTCATCATTCTTATAAAAATCTTTGATATGCTCCGGTTTTGTCAATGCATCATAGAAAGCCAGCTCTTCTTGCGATAATCCAAGCTTCTCACCATTCTTATAAAGCTCCGCAATCTCTTGAGCTGTTTTCAACAGTTCCTTAATTACCTCTTCATTGGTAATGAGCCCGTTATAGTAAAAATTCATTAACTGAGCGATCTTTTCAGAGAATTTCTGCGATTGAACTACATTCGTTCTCTTATACAGAGATACTTGCTCAGCCATGAGCTTTTTCAGAATTTCAACAGCAATGTTTTTTTCCTTCATTCGGGAAATTTCATCCAGAACTGCTGGATCAAACAAGCTGAAGTTTTCACCACCACTTTTACTGCTATCAAACAGATTAATAACGCCCTCGCTCTGTACTGCTGCCTTAAGAAGTTCATTGATCTGACTATTGATTTCCGTAAGCGATAGGCTCTTTCCACCTGTTCCACCATAAGTAATTTTAATTACTGTAGAGCGTAACGCCTCCATATAGGCTGCTTCGTGGCGCTCCAGTTCTGTTGTCATGCTGGAACAAAGCGAATGTGACTGCTTCAAAAGCATTGCTTCTTTTAAGAACAAGTCTTTTCTATCAGGAATACTTGCATCCAGAATAAAGTTCACACCACCAGTGATGAGCTTTGCCATTGTAAGTGGAGAACCACCAACAAATCCGCTGAAATCAAATCCATGCAATAAATCTTTACAAACCTGCAGCTTTTCCTGGAACTTCGGATATGCCATCTTGGCAATGTTCATATCACCATATTTTGATTGATCACGCTTCGTATATTCCTTCATTGCAGATTTCAAAGCTGATGCAATTCCAACATAGTCTACGATCAATCCACCCTCTTTATCCTTGAACACACGGTTAACACGGGCGATGGCCTGCATTAGATTATACCCGTGCATTGGCTTGTACACATACATGGTAGCCAAAGAAGGAACATCAAAACCTGTGAGCCACATATCAACTACAATGGCAATCTTCATCGGATCATTGTTATCCTTGAATTTTCTAGCCAGCTCTTCCTTGTGAGCTTTCGTTCCGATGATTTCTTTCCAGTCCTCCGGATCGTTATTTCCGCTGGTCATAACAACACCGATTTTTTCTTTCCAGTTCGGGCGAATTTCCAGAATGCGCCGATAGATCTTCATTGCAATCGGTCGAGAATAAGCTACAATCATAGCCTTTCCAGTCAGCAAATTTGCTCTATATTTTTCATAATGATTTACGATATCATCACAAAGCGATTGAATTGTAGACTCAGCCCCTAATACACTTTCCATCTGTCCGAGCATTTTCTTGCTCTTCTCTATCGTCTGTGCATCTGACTGCTGTTCTAATATGTCATATGTGGAATCAATCAGTGCTAATGTATTTTCATCAAGTTTCAGGTGCACAACACGGCTCTCGTAATAAACAGGTCTTGTAGCACCATCTTCTACGGCCTGCGTCATATCATATACATCAATGTAATCACCAAAAACTTCTCTGGTATTTCTATCCTTCGCTGAAATTGGCGTTCCAGTGAATCCAATAAAAGTAGCGTTTGGCAATGCATCATGAATAACGCGGGCATTGCCAATTACAGTATGTGCTTCCTTTTCGCCTTTTTCATTCTCCGACATAACGATTTTTTCATCAAAGCCATACTGGCCACGATGCGCTTCATCTGCCATAACAACAACATTCCTACGTTCAGAGAGAGCCTTCTCTCCACGCTCAAACTTGAACATTGTTGTAAATATAATTCCGTTTGCACTTCTACCATCCAGAAGTGATTTCAAATGTTCCTTGCTTTCTGCCTGTACCGGTGTCTGACGCAGGAAATCTGTGCACTGTGAAAACTGCGCATAGAGCTGATCATCCAAATCAATACGATCTGTCATGACTACAATCGTCGGGCTGTCTAATGCGTCCTGCAATAAATGCGCATAGAATACCATCGACAATGACTTACCCGAGCCTTGCGTGTGCCAAAACACTCCACCCTTACCATCGGTCTTAGTCGCTACCTTCGCCTTCTCGATAGCCTTGCGTACTGCAAAATACTGATGGTATCCGGCTAACACTTTGAAGCGACTATTGCTTGCACCAGAAAAGAGAATGAAGTTTTTCAGGATATCTAGGAGACGTGTCTTTTGAAACATCCCCTCATAAAATGTTTCAAAGGATGCATAAGCAGTATCTTCATAATTGCCATCTTTCGTCTTCCATTCCATGAAACGATCAAATCCAGATGTGATGGTTCCGGCCTTATTTGTGGACAAATCGCTAATTACGCAAATCGCATTGTAATAGAAAATGGATGGAATATCCTGCATATAATTTCGAATCTGATGGAATGCATTTTCAGCTCCCACTTCATCCTTAGCCGGGCTCTTTAATTCCATTAAAACAAGAGGCAATCCATTAATGAACAGAATTACATCCGGACGACGATTATTACCATTTTCAAGGAACGTAAATTGATTTACCAAGTAAAAAGAGTTGTTTTTTACATTTTGGTAATCAATTAAACGCACGATGGATGATTGCTCCTCGCCCTTCACAAAAAACTTAACCGTGATACCATTTTGCAGATAATCCATAAAAATGATGTTCTTCTGCAACAGGCTGCCGGTATCAAAATTTTTCAGTTTGGAAAGTGCCTCATCTATAGCTTCTACTGGAAGACCACGGTTAATACGTACCAGACTATTACGTAATTCAGCATCTAATAGAGGGCTGCTGTAATCACGATCCATGTCAGGAGCGTAAAGGTGATCATAGCCCATATTTTCGAACAGTTCTATGATGGCCTGTTCATATGTATCTTCTGTAAATAAACTTGGCATAATAATCAGCACCCCTTTACTTTGTATTGCCATACTTGGCATTAATTCGGTCTATTTCTTCTTTGATGATATTTCCGAAAGTACGATCATCTATTTGCTGGCTCTCCGCTGCTGCAACTGATTTATCAGCAAAGGCATCAAATATAGCCTGCTTGCTTTCCAAGGTTGACATGATTTTTTCATCAACTGTCCCCTCGCATAAAAGGCGATATACAAGAACATTTCTTGTCTGTCCCATACGGTACGCTCTTGAAATAGCCTGATTTTCTATGGATGGCTTAAATTGAGGTTCACATAGCACCACCACACTTGCAGATTGAATATTTAATCCAGTTCCACCGGATTGTATTTGAGCCACAAGAACAGTTCCTGCCGGAGCCTTATCAAATTCATCAATAATTTCCTGCCTGCGTTGAGGTGTAACAGAGCCATTGATTGGGTTCGTACACCGATTTCCAAGCAACATCGTCACTTTGCGAATTGTATCCAAAAAGAAAGAAAACACAATTACTTTTCGATCTTCAGATTCAGCTTCCTCAACAAGTTCTAACAGCCTTGAAGCTTTTGAAGAATCTTTTAAGTCATCGACATTCCAAGATACTCTTCTTGCTTCTGCATAATTTTTTGATAATACGGCATGCTCATAAGCAAGCTCTTCATTATGTGATAAACTGCACCATTCTTTGCTTTCAATCAGCTCCGGCAACTCTGTAAGAACATCTTCGCGTTTCCTACGGTAATAAACTGGTGCAACCGCCTTTCTAAACTGTGGAGCCGCAGACATAAATGCCATTCCCTGAATCTGCGATGCAATGTGCGGTTGAAGGATTCGTATCAAGGAAATCATTTCATCAACTTTATTTTCTAAAGCTGTACCCGTCATAAACAGTAAACGCTCTGCGTGCATACTGATATTCTTTACATTTATACTTCTTCTTGCTTCTGGATTTTTTATGTAATGAGCTTCATCGACTACCAACATCTTAAATTTAAAATCTTCTGGCAGTTCAAAATACGCTGTAGTTTCATATGTGGTAACCGCAACTCCCCCACTCTTGATCCAAGATTGGAGTGCTGCTTTACGGCCGATACCATGGATTTTTGTGACACTAAGCAAGCTCATTTTTCTTATTTCACGGCACCAATTTGTAATGACACTGGCCGGGCAAACAACAACAAAGTGTGTTCCTCCTGTATTCCGAAGAGACACCATCGTCGCAATAGCTTGAACTGTTTTTCCTAAGCCCATTTCATCGCCGAGAAGGATTCTTTCCTGATGAAGCGCATATTTTACGCCCCATTCCTGATAACGTCTCAATTCACACAGAAGTCCATCCGGAAAGAAACATTCCTCTTGGACTTCTCGCGCAAGATCCTCTGGCAATCCGTACATCGAATCATCATTTCCCAATACACCTGGATTGATATCTTCCAGATCATTGAAAAATCGAACAGAATTCGTTGCAAAATCCTGCCAAGCATCACTATTTGAGCTTCTATCAACTACATCAGCGTTGGAAATTTGGGTTTCCGCTTCACTTCCATAGTCGCCATTGATAAGGCCAATTAGAGTATTATACGCTTCTGTAGCCTTTTGCTTTTTCGCTTTGGATGAGAACAGCCACTTCAGAGTACCGGTGGAAGAATGTAGGTCTTCCATAGCATAATCGATTGTTTGCTTGTTTTTATTAAGCAGCTGCCTGCATTCATCTGCAACTTTTTGGCTTCGGCGAAATTGTGATAATGCAAGCACAAGTACTGTTGCCTCTCTTGAACGATTGTCTGTGCTTAACCTAATTTTTACTCCTTGTCTTGCCTTGGAAACAATATCATTTACGATGCTCTTAATTGAATATGCAGCATCTTCACTTATTCCATGAACAGAAGCGATAGAGTATATCGATGCAGTTGATATATCAGCTATCGTTCTATAGCCATAGTCTCTTAATGCTTTTACCCGAATGCCTCTTTTATCTCGATTAATTTCCTCTATCGGAATATCAGCAAGAAATTTCAGTACTTCCTGCGCTACTAGCGCATCTGAAGCCGCTTTCGCCTTTGTACGGTATTTCTCCACAGAAGAAGCAGCGTTATTCAGTTTTTCAATTATGTTTTGATGCCGTTCAATTATTCGCTTTGCATCAGTAGCGCTGAATGGTCTTGCCATTACTATACCTCCTCCATGGTTTTATAAATGAGAATTTAGCGGCTTAAGGTTCCAGCTCTGAGACATCAATCTCGCCAGACATTAGTTTTGGAAGCAATGTGTCTCTGAGTTGTGACAATCGAACATTCTCTTTTTGGTTAGATACAACTGCCTCGGTTATTGGGATGACAAGTTCGTTAAATTTGCTAAGAGTATCCTCATCAGGGAGAGTGAGTTCCATAGCTTTGACGCGGTCTCTGGGCAGTTCTGTTTGTCCCGTACTTCCTGTGTGCTGAGCTTCAATTTCACTTTCGTGAGAGAGTCCCCAGAAGCCGATATAGCTTTGTAATATCGGAGCTTTTGGACGAACAATAGTTACATGGGAATCCACAGTCATGTTATTTGCATCAAACCAAACTTGAGCAACACGTCCCAATGTTCCAGTACCTGTAGAATTGATCAGTAGATCACCTTTAGAGATCCATTTTTCATTAATCTTTTTGGGCAGGTGCCGTCGAGCGAGAGAAACATCAATGGTATGATCTCTGATGCATTTCTGGTTAAGAACTATTTGAGTGCTGCTGTCATCATATTTAGGTGCAATGCCTCTGGTAACTAAGCTGGAGAGTGCATCAATTGTTGTAATATGCCAGCTTTCAGGGAGAACTCCATCTGAAAGTACATAATCGCAGAACCAAGCTTTATAAATTGCTAAAGCTTGCTGAAGTAAATTCTCATTTATCTTCTTATTCACTTCAATCTTTTTGTCTATATCGCACAGATATTCTGCTATTTTTTCTTGTATATCAAGTGGCGGCACAGGAACCAGCAATTCTTTAAAATTGGTTTTATTAAACTTAGGCTGTGCACTTCCAGTTACGATTGATTGCAATGAATGTTGCCCATTCCGAGACATAAACCAATAATAATAAAAATCATCATTGCCTTTCGTTTTTAACATAATCGCATTAGGCGCTAAACTCATCTTTTTTTGAAGTTTTGGACACTTAAAAACAGTTCCTACGTTAGCACCAACGTTAGATATAATAATTTCATTTCCATATAATTTGCTTTTTGATAAGAACTCATATGCATGTTCATCTATATAAACAAAATCGCCGCTAAAATTATTATTGTAATCTGTTAACCTTATAAGTACTGCATAATCTGGTTCTGATTTATAATTCACATTCTCTGCTAATGCCGCGAAGCTACCGTTGGCAACATAATCTGTTATAATAGAAGCATATTCACCTATTTTTTCTATTGACCAACCTTTAGGGACTTTCCCATATTGCCACATTTATCTGTCACCTTCCTATCTAACCTATATATTTCCTATGTGCCTGTTTGACATTGCTCTGTTTAACCATTGCATATTGCAAGGTCGTATCAATTCGTTTATGCCCCAAGAGCTGCTGAAGTTGCTCTATCGGCATTCCTTTATCAATCGCCATCGTTGCAAGTGTTCTTCTGAACTTATGCGGATGGACTTTTTCTATTTCTAATGCCTTTCCCATTTCTCTCAGTCGGGATTCTATTCCACTAATCTTAATCCTTGTATGTGGGGCTCTCAGTGTAACGAAAAGTGCTGGATCATCGTCACTTCTGCTATCGATATAGTTCTGCAGATGAATCTTTGTCCTGGCATCAAAATAAACCACTCGTTCCTTATCTCCTTTACCAAAGACCACGCATTCGCGTTCATTAAAATTGATATCTGCCTTATTCAGCAGCACCATCTCTCCGATACGCATTCCGGTTGAGGCCAGCATATCAACAATCGCCAGATCGCGAAGCTCTTCGCAATTATCGCGCATTTTTTCTAGTTCCTCATCGGTATAGGTCTCCTTAATGTTGGTGGCTGTCTTCACTTTATGAATCCTACGCACTGGGCTTTTCAAAATGTGGTCTTCATCTTCCAGCCAAGAGAAGAAACTGGACAATATTCTTCGGATGTTGTCAATTGTCACACGGCTTGATCCATGTTTCTCCTGATATTCTGTGAGATATGCTCTGAGATCATCCGTCTGCATATGACGCACGCCTTTATCTATGGCTTCCGTCATTGCTTCTATCGTAGTTCGATAATATTTTAGTGTTTTCTCTGAGCAACCCTCAATACGTTTCGCATACACAAATGAATCAATCAGTTTTTGGCTGTCATCCTCTGCCTCCGTAACTTTTCCGGATATCTTGCAGTTATAGAGAGAATGCTCCAAGACCTCCTGTAATTTCTGTAGTTGTGCGTTGTCGAGATGTGGCAACATCTGCTGCACAATCTCTTCCATAATTCTTTGTTTCATAATTCGTTCTCCTTATCTTTTTCCAGAGAACGAATCAACGGCAGTTCCGTTGGCTTTTACTCCTGCCGTTGGTAGGAGTTATTAGGTTAAATGAGAATTTAGCTTATCAAGCACAGGCTATTTATCAGCAACTTTTCGTGACAGAAGCCAATCCTGACTGGCCACTTGGCCATCTCTCCGATTTGATTGATATCAAATATGGAAAAGATCATAAAAAACTTGCTGATGGCACTTACCCCGTTTACGGCTCAGGCGGAATTATGAGGTATGTAGAACGTCCATTGTATGAAAAGGAATCTGTTCTCATTCCTAGAAAGGGAACACTCAACAATGTGATGTATGTCAACCAGCCTTTCTGGTCTGTTGATACCATGTTCTATACGGAGATGAAGCAAGCTAATATAGCGAAGTTCGTATATCACTATGTAAAGTCCAAAGACCTCGTATCTATGAATGCAGGATCGGCAGTACCGAGCATGACAACAGCAATTCTAAATGCCATGGAACTTAAGATTCCTTCTGAAGAGGTGTTGCTTCAATTTGAAAATTCCATTGCTCCAATGTACGAGATGATTAAGAAAAATGAGGAGCAATCCCGTAAATTGGCTGCATTACGTGATACTTTATTGCCAAAGCTTATGTCAGGTGAAATTGACGTTTCCAACCTGGACCTTTAAGCTGCTAAATTCTCATTTATTTTGTTATTAATTTCTACTTTTTCATCTAATACTCTTAAAAATCTGCCAATTTTCTTTTGAATGCTAATTTCCGGAATGTTTATTTGTATTTTCCTAAATTCTGCTTGCTTTATTCCTGTTACTGTTGTGCCTGTTTCGCGAGCCCTCAATAAGGATTGTCCACTAGAAGATTGTAAAAAATAGAGTAGATACTCGTTATCTAGGACATTTTCCTTGCCCCTAAGCGTCAATAGGCGCTGAGCTATGGCAACATCATCACGGTCAAGTCTTGCAACCACTCCCATAGGTGCTTCTGTTGTTAAAAGTACATCTCCAATTTTAGGAAATCCACGTACCATAAAACGCTTATACTCATCAGGTGATATGTAATAGCACGACGAATAATCAATATGGTTATTTTTTACTGATTTTGCACTAAGTGTGGGAATTCCTGAGTCCGATTTTTTGGGTGTTTTACCCCTGTAATCAATGATCTCTTCTATAGCATCTTCCATTATATAAGTCTTAAACTTCATACCCTATCGCCCCCAGCTTCTTTCTTATTTCAGCTTCCAGCTCATGACTCTTGGTAAACATTTCAGAAAGCTCAGATGTCAGACGATCCATCTTTTCTTCAAACGGCTCGCCATCATCTTCCTGCTCTTCGATCCCCACATATCTGCCTGGAGTAAGAATATAATCCTGCTTTTCTATTTCTGATGTATCAGCTACAGCACAGAAGCCTTTCACATTCTCAAGTGATCCATCCACAAATGCTTCATAGGTGTCAGAAATTTTCTTAATATCGTCATCAGTAAGTTCTCGAAGCTTACGGCTGACCATTGTTCCCATCTTGCGCGCATCAATAAGCAGCGTCTTTCCAGATTGTTTCTTCTGTTTATTGATAAACCAGAGTGAAACCGGAATCTGGGTTGTATAGAAAAGCTGGGTTGGCATTGCTACAATACATTCAACTAAATCTGCATTAATAATATTTTTACGGATTTCGCCCTCACCACCCGACTGAGAAGACAGTGAACCATTTGCAAGGACCATGCCGATTCTTCCAGCCGGTGCAAGGTGATAAATCATATGCTGTAACCATGCAAAGTTGGCATTTCCTGCAGGTGGCATACCATACTGCCAGCGAACGTCCTCTTTTAATTTATCGGCACCCCAATCTGAAAGATTGAATGGTGGATTTGCCATAATATAATCTGCACGTAAGGTTGGATGACGATCATCAAGGAAAGTATCTGCTGCGTATGCCCCCAGATCTGGTTCGATACCGCGGATAGCAAGGTTCATCTGTGCCATCTTCCACGTGGTGGGATTAGAATCCTGTCCATAGATAGAAATGTTGCTGATATTACCGCTGTGATTCTCTACAAACTTTGCAGACTGAACGAACATACCGCCTGAACCGCAGCAAGGATCATATACTCTGCCCTTAAATGGCTTTAATACCTCTACCAAGGTACGTACTACACAAGATGGTGTAAAGAATTCACCACCACGCTTTCCTTCCTGTTCTGCAAACATAGAAAGGCAGTATTCATAGGTACGGCCCAGAATATCTTTCTCACTGCCATGTTCGATCATCTGAATATTGGTGAACAGATCCACCACATCGCCAAGTCTACGCTTGTCCAGTTCCGGACGCGCAAAATTTTTAGGAAGAATATCCTTCAGACGTTTATTTTCTTTCTCAATAGCGCGCATAGCATCATCGATAACTGTGCCAATTTCCGGTGTATGTGCTTTTGCCGCTATCTCACTCCAACGCGCACCTGCTGGCACAAAGAAGATTCCTTCCGAAGTATACTCATCAATATCTTCTTCAAATCCATCTCCTTCGTCGATAAGCTCTTTATACTTATCATCAAATCGGTCTGAGATATATTTCAGAAAAATCAATCCCAAAACAACATTCTTATATTCTGATGCATCCATGTTGCCACGAAGTACACAGGCTGCATCCCATATTTGTTTTTCAAAACCAATATCGGCTGTATTTTTAGCTGCCATTTTATTGTCCGCCTTCCTGTTCTACAGTTTTATCATATTTAATTGGAATTCGTTCCATAATATCCTGGATATCGCAGTCCAGAGATTCACAAATTCTAAGTAAAACTTCCGTTGTTACATTTTCGTTTCTGCCAAGCTTTGCTATAGAAGCAGCACTTACATCACTCATTTCCTGCAGCTCACGTTTTTTTAATCCTCGATCTATCAACATTTTCCAGAGCGGGTTATAGCTAAATTGGGTTTTCAACTCTTTCTTGTTCTTAATTTCCTTGCTCATTTTGATTCTCCTTATTCCATGCCCAACCAAACAACTCCTGACCACCTGCTTCTAGTTTAATAACTTTACATTTCTCGATTGTAGATCTTATATCTTCAGCATAAAATTCATAAGATCTAAAAGACACAAATGCCTGTTTTTTCTGTTCTCTTACCGAATCATAGTATTTTATTAAAGCTGTAAGCGTCGGTTTCTCTATCGGGTCCATCAAATCTGCATCATGTACAACAAATGGAATGTTTGAAACTTCCATATTTGCAAGATCAAACGTAATCAAACCTCTTTGCCCTGCCCCGCTTCCGTCATCACCTTTTGTTTCAAATATGTAAGAATTCATTTTTTCCAATTTGAGTCTTGGTGGAATCAAATTCTTGTCTCGAACAATCTTTACAGTAATTTCCTTCATTTTTTCATTTACAACATCCTCGATTTCAGAGAGTTGACCTGCAATGATTCTGTCTCTTGTTTCAGCATATTCTTTTGCAGTTTTCTTTAGGTCATTGAGTGTTATGTAATTTTCATTAGCTGCCTTTAGATTGTTAAGTTCCGTTGTTATACGTGCATATTCCTTTAACACAGCTTGTGTGACATTTGGAACATTTTTGATTTCAGCTATCTGATCTTTAATCTTTTTTATTTCATCGCACAGCATTACATAAGTTGTCGCCAGATCTGCTTCGTTTTCTTTGAACTCCTCTTGAAGAACCCTCGATAAACTTTGATGAAATTTATCAATCTCAGCAATAGCCTTGAACTCAACACCTGGAAAATATCTCTCCAAGTCAGAGTAGGACCTCTTAAATGTCTTTTTTCCTTCGGTCATTTCTCTTCTAAGAGAATTGAGTTGCGTCTGTACCTTCGCTCTCTGTCTGCTATAACTTAACAGCAAGCTGTTCAATTCACTTAATTGTTGTGCCTGCATACTGTTAAGATCCAATAACCCTTTACTACTATTTTCAGCTAATTCATTTTCTTTAATCTGTAACTCCTCGATTCGAGTTTCATTAGCTTTGTACTCTTTGTCATTGCCAGCCATTCTAATGTGCTCAAACGATACTGATTTTCTAAATGACTCCTTTTCATCCTCAGCAGTTTTAGCTTGATTGATCTGCCGCTCAACGATCGCATATCTATAGAACTGTTTTAAATATCTTTTTATTTCATCTGCAATTTTTCCATCTTTTGCTTCCTGCAAAGGTCTTGCGGCATCCATCGTGTCTCGACCATAAACACGAATATGCTTGGACATCAATCCTCTCCAAGTCAGGCCCTCAAATTTTAGACCATACATTTCCCCAAGGAAAATAGTGTAGTCATCAATGCTCATTGGAACCTCATCAAAAGGATTGTATTTTCTATCGCACTTTACTATTTCTTTATACTTGACGGTATTGCGTCTAAAGGAGTATTCAACATCGTTGAATTTCAGAGTAAAGCAAATGTCATGTTCACCTACATTTTCATGAACTGCCAAACATTTATTTATGTAGTCATTTCCTCCAAACACAAAATCTATTATCATGAGCAGTGTGGACTTTCCAATAGAATTCGATCTATCCTCATCACCGACAACTGCATTCAAGCCTTCGTGAAAGCGTATAGGTGGACGCACATCACCATCTTTCCCACCTGTTCTAAATTTGTCACAGTATATTTCAATCAACATAGTGAAGTGTACCTCCTTCCAGTTCAATTTTGCTCAATGCATACAAACAATCAAGGATTTCCAAGAATTCTTGTATACTCGCCACCTTCGTTTTTGTCTTTTTATATAATTCAGAAGGTGTCATGTCCTTCTTTTCCAGCTGTTTCAAAATGACAGGAAATATCGCAAGGCTACTCTCTTTATATGAAGTTACTTTGCTAGGAAATTTCATTTATAAAACACCTCACAATTCTGAATGAAGAAGCAAACCACTATTTTACATGCCATTTTTCCTCTATTTGTTCCTGCAAATGCTTTATTATGAATCCATTCGGTCAGATTATAAATAACAGCTTCTTGTGACAGTCCCGCTGTTTCCAGCTTCTGAGAGCTTAATTTCACTTCACCAGCAATATCGTCAAAAGCATCCGTCATGTCAGAGAAAATGTTTTCTATATATCTGTAATATTGAAGCACGTGATTTTGTACTTCATTCATCAATAATGCATCGTCAATTTTTTGATCGATTCTAAGAGCATCATATTCAAGCTGAGGTAGGTCATCTGAAATCTTTATTGACACCAGTCCATCAATTGCAACTCTAATTTCCTCTTCAAGATCAATTCTGTTTATTGCATTTACAGCCTTATATTGCTTACTAGTAATTTGCTTTATCTCATAAAGCTTTTTATATTCTTCTACCGTAGGGCTCATAAGATAGTTCTCAGATTCTTCTTTGCTTAAGGCAATTAAATTTTCCGGTGCATTGTAATTCTTAGGTCTCGGATATACATCATCAAACGCTTCTGCAAGATCTTGTGGCAAGTCATCAGGAAAAATCTGGGTGATTTCGTATTTCTTCTTTGGAATACCTTTTACTTCCTCTACCAGTTTTTCATGACTAAGTGGACATTCGTATGTAACTTCTGCCAACAGCGGTGCATCTTGATATTCAACTGTATTAACGATAATTCGATTATTACGTTGAAGTGCGTACATATAGACTGAATACAAAAAATATGCATCATCACCCGAATCATACAATCTTTGAAATTCATCTTTTTTACGCTTGGCAATCTCAGGATCTTGAATGATAACATTCATTATTTTTTGAAACACATCATCTTTTATATACGGATTTATGTCCGGTATTACCTTTTGCCTAAAATATTCTTCAACTTTAACAGCAATATCAGCCTTTAATGCTGCTTGCTTTATGTCGTCTGGAACAGGATCTTTCCTATTTACCAGGCGACTTATTTTTTTAGAATTCAAATCAGTGGTACAAAGTGAATTCTCTTGTAAAGCCACCGACTCGAGTAAAAATCTACCCGCACTTTCCTGTTTGTCATGTTTTACAAATCCTTCCTGCATGATCTGGATAAGTGAAGATATATTCAATTCATTCATCTATCTAATTCCTCCCCCACAAGCTTTCGGTAAAAACATGGCAAAGAAGTGGCAAAACGATAGCAAATACTTATAGCCTCTTCGTTTCTATAATTCAAGTATGACTTAAAGTTAAATTTCGCGATATTTACATAGTCATATTCTATCACACTTTCAAGCAGATTTCTATGCTTTGAGTTAGACATTTATGTTATCGCATAGTTTTTTGTATGAATTCACAGTTGCAAGTTAAGTAGGTGATTTTAAATGACTGAAAACAAAAAAGAAATGTGGACCATTAACATCGAGACAGCCGCTTCCAGAGTGGCATCCGAGTATGGTTCTGCAGTTGTAAATTCGGTTTTCACCAGATACGACGCGACCGGATTACACAATCTGGCATCTTGCTATTTCAGTGAGGTCTTCGCTGACCTTGAGCAGATTGTAAACGATTAAATGAAAATCGCCCTAAGCAAGGCGTAAAAAGGCTTCTCGTATATCGGTTCACCTTTCTCGTGGCCACGAGGTGTGTTCGTAACTGTTATATGAGCAACAAGTAAATACCGTGCCAGCTTTAACGAACGAGCTGGTCACCAGAAAGAAGCGGAGAAGTCCGCAGAGGTGACCAACTATGACAAATATCACTGGCAGCCATGATGGGCATCTCCGCTTCGGTTTGAAAGCCGAAAGGAGACAAATATCATGGCAATCAAAGACAATCAGAATAAAAAACGCTACTATCCACTTCGCGACACGAGCAATCCCTACAAGGTTACACTTGTTGAAATCACTGAGGCTCAGTACAGAGCTTTGTATCCTGAAATCTGGGCTACTCAGAAGCGTGAACAGCACCATCACCGTTGCATGTGCACCAGAAGGTATCTCTGGAAATGCGATGGCAACTGCGACTTATGTGAATATCATGCTGCCGGAGACACGCTTTCCCTTGATGTTCCGACAGAAGACGGTAACGCAAATCTATACGACACAATTCCCGATTCTGCTCCAACTATGGAGGATGTTCTTTCTGATGCGATGCTCCTGGAACAGCTCATTGCAAGGTTCCGCGAGCTTGATCCAGATGCAGACCGCATCATTGAACTGCTGGGGGACGAGCTTTCTGATCGTAAGATTGCAGAACAGCTCGGTCGCCCGCAGCGTACCTTCGCTGATCAGATGAAGAAGATTCGCACGGAGCTCCGTAAAATCCGTGGTTATTAATCCTACATATTATATGTAGCAATTCATCCCTCTTGGCATCCATCAAGCGATGCCCGGAGGGATTTTATATTTTTTCAACTTTTCTCCGCTCAAATCCACTACTCATCTCCAGTGGAAGGTGTAAGGCACGAAACAACAAGCCTTAACCATCACAGAAACGGAGGTGAAGCACATGAAAAAGTCCTACTTCGATTCAGGCGGTAACGACACGGAGCTGATTGCAGTACTGAATGCAATCTCCCATGTATCCGCAAGAATGGCGAGAAACATGACAATCCTCGCACAGCAAAGACAATCAGAGAAAGGAGATCGTCGCTATGAGCAAAATGAGCGATATGACTATGACCATCGAAGAGCTGCGCAGTGCAGCCGCTGCTATTAATGAAGCAGCCAACTGGTTAGCAGAACAGTTTGGTGGCACTGCTGACAGCGCACCTGTCGAGAAGCCTGCTGCCAAGGAAGAAAAGAAACCGGAGCTGAAGCTTGAGGATGTACGAGCTGTCTTAGCAGAAAAGTCCCGTGCCGGGCATACCGCTGCTATCCGTACATTACTTCAGAAGTATGGTGCTTCCAAGCTATCTGCTGTTGATCCGAAGCACTATGAAGCCTTGTTAAAGGATGCGGAGGTACTTGACGATGCCACCTAAAGGACATGCTATCTTATCTGCTTCCTCTTCAGACCGCTGGCTCCACTGCCCGCCTTCCGCAAGGCTCTGCGAGACCTACGAAGACAAATGCAGCGATTATGCTGCGGAAGGCACCGATGCTCACGCGCTTTGTGAGTACAAGCTAAAGAGGGCCCTGGGGATGGATGCCAGTGATCCGACGGAGAATCTCACCTGGTACAACGAGGAGATGGAGGACTGTGCCAATGGCTATGCCGCCTACATCCTTGAAATGGTAGAGGCCGCCAAGAAAAGCTGCGCTGATCCGAAGGTTCTGATTGAACAGCGTGTAGATTTCTCTCGCTGGGTAGAACAGGGCTTCGGAACCGCCGACTGCATCATCATTGCAGATGGCACCTTGAGAGTATGCGATTACAAGCACGGTCTTGGAGTCCTCGTGGATGCGACTGACAATCCTCAGATGAAGTGCTACGCGCTCGGTGCTCTAGAGCTCTTTGATGATATCTACGACATTGATAATGTCAGCATGACCATCTACCAGCCAAGGCGCCAGAATATCTCCACCTTTGAGATTTCCAAGGATAATCTGTACAAGTGGGCGGATGAAGTGCTGAAGCCGACCGCAGATCTTGCCTTTGCCGGGGATGGGAATTTCCTCTGTGGTGAATGGTGTGGTTTCTGCAAGGCCAAGCACGAATGCCGTGCCAGAGCCGAGGCCAATCTCACACTGGCTCAGTACGATTTCAAGCTTCCACCTCTTTTAGAGGATTCGGAGATTGAATACATCCTCTCCCGTGCAGATGAATTAGTCGCCTGGGCATCCGACATCAAGGAATATGCTCTGCAGCAGGCCATCAGCGGTAAGGAATGGGCTGGCTGGAAGCTGGTCGAAGGTAGATCCAATCGCAAGTATTCCAATGAGGAGGCAGTCATCCAGGCAGTTACAGATGCCGGGTTTGATCCATATGAAAAGAAGCTCCTTGGTATCACTGCCATGCAGAAGCGTCTTGGCAAATCCAGATTCGATGAGCTGCTTACCGCCTATATTGAAAAGCCGCAAGGTAAACCGACGCTCGTGCCGGAGAGCGATAAACGTCCGGCAATGAACAATGCAAAAACTGATTTTATGGAGGAAAATTAAATGAACAAGAATGTAAAAATCAACAATCCTATGAAGGTAATCACTGGTCCTGACACTCGTTGGTCTTATGCCAACGTCTGGGAGCCGAAATCCATCAATGGAGGTACACCGAAGTACAGCGTATCTCTGATTATTCCGAAGTCTGATACCAAGACCATCGCCAAGATTGAAGCTGCCATTGAGGCCGCTTACAAGGAGGGCGAGGCCAAGCTCAAAGGTAATGGCAAGTCTGTACCTGCCCTCTCTGTCATCAAGACGCCGCTTCGTGATGGCGACATGGAGCGTCCGGACGATCCGGCCTACGCCAATGCTTATTTCGTAAATGCCAATGCAACCTCTGCTCCTGGCATCGTGGATGCAGATCGCAATCCAATCCTTACTCGTTCCGAAGTCTACTCCGGTGTGTATGGTCGCGCCAGCATCAGCTTCTATGCCTTCAACAGCTCTGGCAATAAGGGTATCGCCTGTGGACTTAACAATCTGCAGAAGATTCGTGACGGTGAGCCCCTTGGTGGCAAGGCATCTGCTGAGTCTGATTTCGCATCTGATGAAGATGACGATTTTCTGGATTAAGCTCATCAAAATAAATCCGAGGTGGTGGTGGGAGCAATCTCACCACCTTTTTGGTAGAAAGGACAATCTATGAAAACCTTATCGATTGATATCGAGACCTACAGCGATGTGCCGCTTCCGAAAACCGGTGTGTATCGATACTGCGAGTCTCCTGATTTTGAAATATTACTCTTTGGCTATAGTGTCGACTCCGGTCCTGTTCAGGTGGTGGACCTTGCGTGTGGCGAGAAGATACCAGCGGAGATTATTGTTGCACTTGAAGATGAATCTGTCATCAAATGGGCCTTCAATGCTTCCTTCGAACGCATCTGTCTTTCCAGGTTCCTAGGCTATCCAACCGGTGAATATCTTGATCCGGAAAGCTGGCACTGCTCCATGATCTGGGCAGCAACCATGGGCTTACCACTTTCCCTGGAAGGCGTCGGCGCCGTGCTGGGACTGGAGAAGCAAAAACTCACAGAAGGCAAGGACCTCATCAAATATTTCTGCCAGCCCTGCGCTGCTACGAAATCCAATGGTGGCAGGACAAGAAATCGACCTTTTCATGCGCCGGAGAAATGGGAAACCTTCAAGCGCTATAACATCCGTGATGTAGAAACTGAAATGGGCATCCAGCATAAGCTTCGTAAATTTCCTGTACCTGAATCGGTCTGGGAGGAGTATCACATTGACCAGGAAATCAATGATCGTGGTGTCCGTTTGGATATGGAGCTTGTACAGCAGGCCATCGCAATGGATGCTCGCTCCCGTGAAGAGCTGACTGCTGCCATCAAGGACATCACGAAGCTGGAAAACCCGAACTCTGTGCTGCAGATGAAGCAGTGGCTCTCTGCCAATGGTGTAGAAACCGACAGCCTTGATAAAAAAGCGATAGTCGAGCTCCTAAAGAACGCTCCTGACAAGCTTGCCTCTGTTCTTATTCTTCGTCAGCAGCTTGCCAAATCCTCAGTACGTAAATATCAGGCGATGGAAAAGACGGTTTGTGCCGATGGCCGAGCCCGTGGCATGTTTCAGTTTTATGGAGCCAACCGTACCGGTCGCTTTTCCGGTCGGAACATTCAATTACAAAATCTTCCTCAGAATCATCTGCCAGACCTTGCTGATGCTCGCGCATTGGTACGCTCTGGAAACTTTGATGCAGTCTCTCTTTTGTATGAAGATGTGCCGGATACCCTATCGCAGCTGATCCGAACTGCATTCATTCCACGTGAGGGTACACAGTTTCTGGTTGCAGACTTTTCCGCCATCGAAGCCCGCGTCATCGCCTGGTTTGCCGGAGAAGAATGGCGACAGAAGGTATTTGCTAAGGGTGGGGATATCTACTGTGCTTCTGCCAGCCAGATGTTCAAGGTCCCTGTGGAAAAACACGGCATCAATGGACATTTGCGTCAAAAGGGTAAAATCGCAGAGCTGGCGCTTGGCTATGGCGGTTCCGTCGGTGCGTTGAAGGCGATGGGGGCTATCGATATGGGGCTAACAGAGGATGAACTTCCCACCCTTGTAGATGCCTGGCGTCAGTCAAACCCACACATCGTACAATTCTGGTGGGCTGTAGATCATGCTGTCACAGAAGCTGTGAAATATAAGCACACGACTACCGAATACGGCCTTACCTTCTCTTGCCGCAGTGGCATGCTTTTTATCACGCTTCCTTCCGGCAGAAACCTGGCCTATGTGAAGCCGAAGCTCGGTACGAACAAGTTCGGCGGCACCTGCATCACCTATGAAGGCATCGGCCCAACCAAGAAATGGGAACGTCTTGATTCCTACGGACCAAAGTTTGTAGAGAATATTGTACAGGCCACTTCCCGTGATATTCTTCTCTATGCCATGAGAACCCTCCGCAACTGCTCCATCGTCATGCATATCCATGATGAAGTAGTCATCGAAGCGGATCCCCGCATGTCCTTGGATGCCGTCTGTGAACAGATGGGTCGCACACCTCCTTGGGCGAAGGGACTTCTCCTTCGTGCAGATGGCTATGCTACCCCTTTTTACAAAAAGGATTAAAAAGATCCGCTCAACTCAGGCGTTCATCTCCAGTGGAAACTAGAGGTGGACGCTTTCTTAGCATCTGCCTGAATACAGAAGAATATCAGGAGGCTTAAAGATATGTATGAAATCAAGGAAAACAGACGCAGATTGAAGGATGGCACAGAAATCTCTACCTATACCCGTGATGTTGTGAGCTGCAACATTCTCGAAGTAGAAGCTGGTACCACAGGCTATAGAGGTGGCGACACTGGGCACGGCGGACGCACCTATTTTCGCATCAAGGATGCGGCCTGCACCGACATGGATATCCATGTTATGCGAGATCGCTTTGGTGATGCAGAAGGCTTCGAGGTCATGCTGGGCGGTGATTGCGAGCTTGAAACCATGATCCGTGCGCTCAAATTTATCACAAAGGTTCTGGAGGAAGAAGCTCAGGAGGTGTACGACTGATGTTTACCATTTACAGCGCGGACGTTACCGGCAATCCCGGTAACTGCTCCTACCCTCATAAACACATCATCCTGGATGAAGATAGCCTGAAGGCGGCTGTTTGTCATGATTACGTGTGCGCAGAATATAAAAATAGCTATCGCAATGGCGACAACTTCATCGGCAGTGACTGTCTTCCAGTTGACTGTGATAATGATCATTCCGAAAATCCGGAAGACTGGATCACTCCGGAAGATGTCTTGCAGGCCTTTCCGGGTGTGACCTTCGCAGTCCATTACAGCCGCTTCGATAACAGAGTGAAAAACGGCAAGCCCGCAAGGCCCAAATTTCACGTTCTCTTCCCGATTGATTATGTGACGGATGCTGCCTTTTACAGCAACATGAAAAAGCTGGTCAATTCCATCTTTCCCTATTTCGATACGAAGGCCCTGGATGCAGCTCGCTTCTTCTTTGGCACTACTGCTGCGGAGGTTGCTTTATATCCGGGACGCATGAATCTAACAGAATATCTCAATGAGGATATTTTCGATGAGGATATGCCGGAAGGTCAATATGATGGCGCAACGATTCCTGAAGGCAGTCGTAATGCAACCATGTCTCGTTTTGCCGGAAAGGTCATCAAGAAATATGGTGACGGTGACACGGCCTATCAGGCATTTCTGGAAGAAGCAGATAAATGCGATCCGCCACTGGATACCGCTGAACTTGCCACCATCTGGCACAGTGCGCAGCGCTTTTACGCTCGTGTTCAGCAACAGGATGGCTATGTTGCACCGGAGCTCTACAACGATCCTTCCTGTTACAAACCGGAGGATTACTCCGATGTAGGACAGGCCGAGGTATTGGCGAAGTACTTTTCAAACGAGCTTCGCTATTCTCCTGCCACCCACTTTATCCGCTACTCTGACCACTACTGGCAGGAATCAGAGCCGGGTGCTCAGGCCGTGGCTCATGAGCTTACCCGCAGACAGCTGAAGGAAGCAAATCGAGATCTCATGGAAGCACTGGATAAGATGAAGAATTGCGGTGCACAAAATATCCTCGACAGCACATCAAAGGCCAAGGCAGAACAGCTTATGAACGATCAGCAGCTGGAAGTCTATCGAGAACTTTTGGCGGCCAAGGCTTATCAAGCATTTGCCATCAAGCGCCGTGATTCTAAGAATGTGACTTCTACTTTGAAGGAATCCCATCCGATGCTGGAGATTTCTCCTCGTGACCTGGACGCAGACTGCTTTGCGCTCTGTACCCCAGAGGCAACCTTTGATCTTCGTCAGGGTATGTCCGGAGCCAGGGAGCATTCGCCGGAGGACTTTATCACCAAGATTACCAGCGTTTCACCAAACCAGAAAGGCATGCAGATTTGGCTGGACAGCTTAAATCTCATCTTCCAGCACAATCAGGAGCTCATCGATTATGTACAGATGATCTGCGGCCTTGCTGCCATCGGTAAGGTTTACGTGGAGGCACTGATCATCGCCTATGGTGATGGCCGCAACGGTAAGTCTACCTTCTGGAATGCCATCTCTCGCGTGCTGGGCCTTTACTCCGGGAACATTTCTGCGGATACCCTGACCGTAGGTTGTCGCAGAAACATCAAACCGGAAATGGCCGAGGTCAAGGGTAAGCGACTTCTCATTGCTGCCGAGATGCAGGAAGGTGCAAGGCTCAATGATTCTACCGTCAAGCAGCTCTGCTCTACCGATGATGTCTTTGCGGAGAAGAAGTACAAGGATCCTTTTTCCTTCAAGCCATGCCACACGCTGGTGCTGTATACCAACCACCTGCCTCGCGTCAGTGCTTCTGATGATGGTATCTGGAGGCGACTGATCGTTATTCCGTTCAATGCCAAGATCACCGGCAGCAGCGACATCAAGAATTACAGTGAGTATCTCTATGACAATGCTGGCGGCGCGATCCTCTCCTGGATTATCGAAGGCAGCAAGAAGGTTATCGATGCTAACTACCACATCCCGGTTCCGGTCTGCGTGCAGAATGCCATCGATGATTACCGCAGCCAGAATGACTGGTTCGGGCATTTCTTAGAGGATAAGTGCATCATAGGTGATGCGTATAAAGAAAACTCCTCTAACCTATATCAGGCCTACCGCAATCACTGCATCGATTGCAATGAGTATGTACGCTCCACAGCAGACTTTTACTTTGCTATGGAAAATGCCGGATACGAACGTGTCACCTTGAGTCGAAAGCGCTATTTTAAAGGACTTCGCCTGCGGACTGAGGACGATTTTGATGAGGAATTTTTAGACTGATTGAACCTAACGACAAGGTGTATCAATGTCTCTGTATAAACTTTTCTATAGGCTATAAAAAATCAGATATAGAAAAGTTATGTAAATACCATTGATACACCTTGCACATCAGAAAATTATTCACTGATTGGAGAATGACAATGTTAGAAAAACAGATAGAAAACAAGTTAACCCGGATGGTAAAGCAGCGTGGCGGCATCGCTGTAAAATTCGTGTCTCCGAGCTTTGCGGGAATGCCGGACCGTCTAGTCTTATTACCTGATGGGATCATCGCCTTCGTAGAGCTGAAGGCTCCTGGGAAAAAGCCTCGCCCGCTTCAAATAGCCAGACACAAGCTGCTACGTTCACTTGGCTTTCAGGTCTATGTGATTGATGGCGTGGAACAGATTGGAGGAATGCTTCATGAACTTCTCACCGCATAATTATCAGGCCTATGCCATCGACTATATCGAAACACATCCTATAGCTGCTGTTCTCCTCGATATGGGTCTTGGCAAAACCGTCATTTCCCTGACTGCCATCGCGGACCTGCTGTTTGATAGCTTCGAGGCACATCGTATTCTGGTGGTTGCTCCTCTTCGAGTAGCCCGTGATACCTGGCCTGCGGAAATTGCAAAATGGGAGCACCTGCAGCATCTGACCTACGCAGTCTGCGTAGGGACACCAAAGGAACGACGCGCTGCACTTTTGTCCGGAGCCGACATCACCATCATTAACCGTGAAAACCTTGGCTGGCTGATTGATTCCAGTGGCTTTGACTTTAATTACGATATGGTCGTCATTGATGAGCTATCCTCTTTCAAGAATCACAAGTCGAAGCGATTTCAATCTCTGATGAAGGCCAGACCTAAAGTAAAACGAATCATCGGTCTTACCGGCACACCTTCTTCCAATGGTCTTATGGATCTGTGGGCCGAATTCAAGCTTCTGGATTTTGGAGAACGTTTAGGACGCTTCATCACCCACTACCGTAACAACTACTTCATCCCGGACAAGCGAAACGGCGAAATCATCTACTCCTACAAACCAATGCCTTATGCAGAGGATGCCATCTACCGGAGAATATCAGATATTACGATTTCCATGAAATCTACCGATCACCTGCGAATGCCGGAGCTAATTACATCACAATATGAAGTGCAGCTATCTGAGGAGGAAGAAAAACGCTACGAGGAACTTAAAGCAGACTTTATATTGGAGCTACCGGAAGGCGAAATCACAGCTGCCAATGCGGCTTCTCTTACCGGTAAACTCTCCCAGCTGGCCAACGGTGCCATTTATGATGATGACGGCAATATCATCGAGTTCCATGATCGGAAGCTGGATGCCTTAGAGGATCTTATCGAAGCCGCCAATGGCAAACCGCTCTTGGTAGCTTACTGGTTCAAGCACGACCTGGAGCGAATCAAGAAGCGCTTTAATGTCCGTGAGATAAAATCCAGCAAGGATATCACTGATTGGAACAATGGCGATATTCCTGTTGCTGTCATCCATCCCGCCTCTGCCGGTCATGGACTGAATCTTCAGGCTGGTGGATCAACACTTATCTGGTTCGGGCTGACCTGGTCTTTGGAGCTATATCAGCAGACCAACGCTCGTCTCTGGCGACAAGGCCAGATCTCCGGCACTGTCGTCATTGAGCACATCATTACTAAAGGCACTATTGATGAACGTATCTTAAAGGCGCTGTCCCTGAAGGAAGTCACACAAAACGCATTAATTGATGCGGTAAAAGCAAATCTATGACAATCTACGACAACATAGGTCAATCCGAGGGAATTTCATTATTCGGAGGTACGCTATGAATGCAAAAGAATATTTATCCCAGGCACGTAACCTGGATCAGCGCATTATCACAAAGACCCAGATGATTGACTCCTTAAACGATCTGGCTACCCGCTGCACCGCTACTTATTCGGATATGCCTAAGAGCCCAAACCGTGGTAACTCCCGTCTGGAGGAATGTGTCATGAAGATCATCGACCTGGAGGAGCAGATTACAGAAGATATGGAAAAGCTGGTGAATTTGAAGAAAGAAATCACTCATGCAATCCAGTCCGTTTCCAATCCTGAATATCAGGATCTTCTGGCAAAGCGCTACATCTGCTGTGAATCCTGGGAAAAGATCGCTGTGGATATGAGCTACGAGCTTCGCTACATCCACAAGCTCCACAGCCGGGCTCTGCAGGAAGTAAAAATTCCTGAGTCAAACGAAGATGGGCACGAAAAGACATAGAATGACACCATCAACTTCTGATAGTATTAGACTAGCAAAAAAGAAAATCACAGAAGCCTTGTAGGACGAGTCCTGCAGGGCTTTTCTTATGCCGCAAGGAGGTGAAACTGATGCCGAGAAAACCGAAGCGTCCCTGTTCTTATCCAGGCTGTCCTAATCTCACGGACGGTCGCTTCTGTGATAAGCACGCCAAGGAGGAAGCCAGGCGCTACGAACATTATGATAGAGACCCAGCTACCAAGCGTCGCTACGGTCGTGCCTGGAAGCGAATCCGTGACAGCTATGCCGCTGCCCATCCGCTTTGTGAAGAGTGCCTTGCGAAGGGTGTTTATACACCAACCGAGGAGATTCATCACATGCTTCCACTATCTCAGGGCGGAACCCATGACCGTGAGAACCTGAAAGCCTTGTGCAAGGCCTGCCATGCACGCATTCATGCAGAACGCGGTGACCGCTGGCACAACACATAGAACGGATGCATTTTCTTTGTGTATCAGCCCCCAGGGGCGGTCTAAATCTCTACGGCGCAGCTGCCGTGGAACGGGCGTGGGGTCTCACGCACAAAAACGCGTTTTCAAACGGGGTAATAGGCCCCGGACAAGGAGGTGAATCATTTTGGCTAAGGACGGAACCAACCGTGGCGGCGCTCGTATCGGTGCCGGAGCCAAGAAAAAGCCCTTAGCTGACAAAATCACTGAGGGTAATCCGGGCAAGCGAAAGCTGACTGTCATCGAGTTTGAAAATCAAGCTGCAGATTTAGAAGGTCAGGCGATGCCCAAGCCATCTAAGCTCTTATCCGCCACACAGAAAGACGGTAAGCCACTGGTGGCTGAAGAAGTATATAAGGCAACCTGGGAATGGTTGGCAGAGCGCAGGTGTGCATCGCTTGTTTCACCCCAGCTTCTGGAACGCTATGCCATGAGTGTTGCCAGGTGGATTCAGTGTGAGGAAGCAATTACAGACTACGGTTTTCTCGCCAAACACCCTACAACGGGAAATGCCATGCAATCTCCCTACGTAGCCATGAGCCAGAATTTTATGAGCCAGACAAACCGGCTCTGGATGGAAATCTATCAAATCGTAAAAGAAAATTGCGCGGCGGAGTACAAGGGCGAAACACCTATGGATGATGCGATGGAACGCCTGCTCCGTGCAAGGAAAGGAAACTGATATGGACTATCGTGAATTTATGAATCTGCTGAAAAGCTATCGCCAGCAGCTGAGCTTTCAGCAGTTTAGTACCCTTCGAGGCCAGGCCAAGGCTGGTGATATTGATGCAGCCTACAAGGGCCTACAGAAATTACTCAGGAGGAATGCACCATGCTAATTGAAAAGAAAAATGTCGCTGAGCTCCTTCCTGCTGATTACAATCCCCGTAAGGATTTAAGGCCCGGCGATCCGGAATATGAAAAGCTGAAACGCTCCATCGAGCAGTTCGGATATGTGGAACCCGTCATCTGGAATGCCACTACTGGTCGCGTGGTTGGCGGGCATCAGCGCTTAAAGGTTCTCCAGGACATGGGCATGACGGAAGTTGACTGCGTCGTTGTTGAGCTTGATGAGGAACACGAAAAGTCACTGAATGTTGCTCTCAATAAAATCAGCGGCGAATGGGACAACGACAAATTAGCACTGTTAATCGCCGACCTGCAAGGTGCTGACTTCGATGTCTCTCTCACTGGTTTTGAACCTGCTGAGCTTGACGACCTGTTTAAGGAGGATGTGAAGGATGGCATCAAGGAAGATGATTTTGACGTCGATGCTGAGCTTGCAAAGCCTACCATAACCAAGTCCGGTGACCTCTGGTGCCTTGGTCCGCACAGACTTCTCTGTGGTGACAGCACAAAGGCTGAAAGCTATGAGCTTTTGATGGCTGGCAAGAAGGCAAATCTGGTGGTCACGGATCCGCCTTACAATGTAAACTATGAAGGCTCCGCTGGTAAAATCCAGAATGACAATATGGATAATGACTCCTTCTATCAGTTCTTGTTGGATGCCTTCACCAATATGGAAGCAGTCATGGCCGATGACGCATCCATCTATGTGTTTCATGCAGATACAGAAGGCCTGAATTTTAGAAAAGCTTTCTCTGATGCAGGCTTCTATCTTTCCGGCTGTTGCATCTGGAAAAAGCCCTCCCTGGTGCTGGGCCGTTCACCATATCAATGGCAGCATGAGCCTTGCCTCTTTGGCTGGAAGAAAAATGGCAAGCATCAATGGTACTCCGGTCGCAAGGAAACCACGATCTGGGAATTTGAAAAGCCTAAGAAAAATGCAGATCATCCGACTATGAAGCCGGTGGCATTGATTGCCTACCCGATCATGAATTCAAGCCTTACAAACTGCATCGTGCTCGATCCCTTCGGAGGCTCCGGTAGCACGCTGATTGCCTGCGAACAGACCGGGCGCATCTGCCACACAATTGAATTAGACGAGAAATATGCAGACGTCATCGTGAAGCGCTATATCGAACAGGTAGGCACTTCCGATGGCGTTTCTGTTATCCGTGATGGTCTGACTTACCAATACGATGAAGTCGCTATCTCCGAAGAATCCCTGCAGGCATAATACACACGATTTGCTGCAACACTCCAGCGGATCTTTGGTACATATATTCGCTCTGAATCGCTTGATAATATGTGCCTTCAGAGTGATATATGTACTACCAAAACAAAGGAGGATTCCACTATGGAGATCAGATTTAACGTAACAGGAAGCGCCAGAAAAGAGCTGGTAGGGATTATTTCACAGGTAACCGGATGCAAGAAATTTTATAAGGGAATGCCAAGTGCCGCCTACGAAGTTGCAGACATTACCATCAGCAAGGATGGCACCGTAAGCTACGATGAGCGAACAGAGGAAAGCACCATCAAGGCAATCCTTGAGCAGACTGCCGCAGCGGGTTTTGCCGCAGAGTTAGATGAGGCACCGGCCACTGAAACACCAGAAGTACCCGTCACTGCAGAAGCAGACATTTCGGCGGCTGCAAAGGACACCGGCCTGGTGATTTCATTCCCTGCTGACAAGGTCAACCTGGAAAATCTGCGAAAGCTTCTGGAGAGCAAATCAGACCTCATCAAGAAGGCCCTGGAGGTTGAAGCCTTCCCGATTGAGGAACACGATGATCAGGTCAGCTTCCCTTGGTGGCCTAGCATGCCGGACTTCGATGCCATCACCGCCTACACCGCTTTCCTTTCTGCCCTCTGCAAGATGAGTAAGAAACAGAAGCGTATCACAGCTAAGGCAAAGCCGATAGATAACGAAAAATACGCCTTCCGCTGCTTTCTTCTTCGCCTCGGCTTCATCGGAGACGAATACAAGCAAAGTCGCAGGATCCTCTGCCGATACCTTTGCGGCAACAGCTCCTACGCAGGAGGTGAAGGCCATGTTATTCGCTAACAGAGCGCAGGTTGAACGCCTGCGCCTCCGCTATCCCATCGGAACCAGAGTGGAGCTTGTAGAGATGGACGATGCTCAGGCACCGCCCATTGGCACCCAGGGAACGGTAACCGGTGTGGATGATACCGGCAGCCTCATGGTGGACTGGGATAATGGCTCCGGACTGAATGTAATCTATGGTGTTGACCGAGTGAAGAAGCTGTAATATACACAGTTTTCTCCTCCATATAGCAGCCGATCTTTGGTACATATATTGTCCTTAATCCGCTTGCTATTATGTGCCTTCAGAGTGATATATGTACTACCAAAAGAAAACAAGGAGGCACACACCATGATGAACATTTTTGAAGAAACTTACAGAGGAATCCAGGAAGCAAAAAAGGCTTACGCCGCAGCTACCAGCACAGCTGAGCAGGATGCAGCAAGAGCCATTTACAAGCAGGCAACCGCAAAGCTTGATGGCTTAAGCAACACAGAGCAGCGCATCTGGAGCGCGTATGAAACCGCCAAGGACTGCGGCAACGAGTACATCGACCTGAACGACACCATCAGCGATGACGCAGTCGAAGGCCTGGTAGCCTGCATGAAGAAATATGGCATTGAAGCCTTCACCTTCTCTTCCACCTGGAGCAGCGCAGTTGAAATCGCATGGCTTTTCCAGAAAGCCGGATGCACCTTGGCGGGCCTGATTGAGATCAACAGCCAGCACAAAGCCTTCATGAGCGATGAATATGAAAAGGCACACGGATACCTTTTCAAGCTGAACTAAGGAGGGCAAAACCATGTGGGCAGAAGGAAGCATCAAGATTGAAAACAGCATTTTTCATTACTGGGTGAAGCATTATGAAGAGCCGAGCGAGGACTACGGCATTGACGGCGGTAGGATTTCAAAGCTCATACTGAAGAGAAACGGTGAGATCGCCTACAACTACGACAGAGGCCCAGACATCGAACCGGTCGACGGAGAAACCGAAATGGCACTTGCCATTCTGATGAAGGAATACAACTAAAAACATTCCCGAAGGACCACCCTCAAGGGTGTGTTCCTCGTTATACGATATTTATTGATGATGGTCGTGCCAATACGGTAACGACTTATTTTTATGCCCGGAGGTGAAGCATGTGCGTAAATTAAAGAAATATAAACCGACCAAATTCAAAGCAAAGGACTCTCATTATGATGTGGATGCTGCGGATTATGCTGTGAGCTTTATCGAATGCCTTTGCCACACCAAGGGCACCTGGGCCGGTAAGCCCTTCGAGCTGATTGACTGGCAGGAGCAGATCATCCGTGATCTCTTCGGCACACTGAAGCCAAATGGATACCGCCAGTTCAATACCGCCTATGTGGAAATTCCTAAAAAGATGGGAAAATCTGAGCTTGCAGCTGCCGTGGCCCTGCTTCTTACCTGCGGTGATGGTGAGGAGCGCGCTGAGGTTTACGGCTGTGCCGCTGACCGTCAGCAGGCAACCATTGTTTTTGATGTTGCCGCAGATATGGTACGTATGTGTCCGGCGCTCAACAAGCGTGTGAAGATTCTTGCATCTCAGAAGCGTATCATCTACACACCAACTAACAGCTTCTATCAGGTATTATCTGCAGAAGCCTACTCCAAACACGGATTTAACATCCACGGTGTTGTCTTTGATGAGCTCCACACTCAGCCCAACCGAAAGCTCTTTGATGTTATGACCAAGGGCTCCGGAGATGCCAGAATGCAGCCACTGTATTTTCTCATCACCACTGCTGGGACAGACACCAACAGCATCTGTTATGAAACCCATCAGAAAGCCAAGGACATCCTGGAAGGCAGAAAGATTGATCCTACCTTCTATCCGGTGATTTATGGTGCGGACGAATCTGATGATTGGACGGATCCGAAGGTCTGGAAGAAAGCAAATCCCTCTCTTGGCATTACAGTCGGCATTGATAAGGTGAAGGCCGCCTGTGAGTCAGCCAAGCAAAATCCTGGAGAAGAGAACTCCTTCCGGCAGCTTCGGTTAAATCAATGGGTGAAGCAAGCGGTCCGCTGGATGCCGATGGAGAAATGGGATGCCTGCTCCTTTGCAGTTAATCCAGACGAGCTGGAAGGACGTGTCTGCTATGGCGGGCTGGACCTCTCTTCCACTACGGATATCACAGCCTTTGTGCTGGTATTTCCGCCCCAGGATGAGGATGACAAATACGCCATTCTCCCATACTTCTGGGTACCAGAGGATACGCTGGAGCTACGAGTTCGTCGTGATCACGTGCCATACGATGTCTGGGAGAGACAGGGCTTCCTGCAAACCACAGAGGGTAACGTCGTCCACTACGGCTACATCGAGAAATTCATCGGGCGCCTGGGTGAGAAATACAACATCCGAGAGATTGCCTTCGACCGCTGGGGAGCCGTCCAGATGGTACAAAACCTGGAGGGCATGGGCTTTACGGTGGTTCCCTTCGGCCAGGGCTTTAAGGATATGAGCCCTCCTACCAAGGAACTCATGAAGCTAACTCTGGAGGAACGTCTGGCGCATGGCGGTCATCCGGTGCTTCGCTGGATGATGGATAACATCTACATCCGTACAGACCCCGCCGGAAATATTAAAGCCGACAAAGAAAAATCTACAGAAAAGATTGATGGTGCGATTGCCACCATCATGGGACTGGACCGCGCGATTCGCTGCGGCAATGACACCGGTGCTTCTGTCTACGATGACAGAGGCATTTTGTTTATCTGAGGAAAAATGATGATCACTCTACTATTGCTTGGGCTGATTATGCTGCGTGAAGGCATCAATCAGGGAATTGGAGGTTTTGATGAATATACTTAGTGGACTTTTTAAATCCCGCGATAAGCCGACCAACAGCCTAAACGGCTCCGGCTATCGCTTCTTCTTTGGTGGCACCACCTCCGGCAAGGCCGTCAACGAACGATCTGCCATGCAGATGACTGCTGTATATGCCTGCGTAAGAATTCTATCGGAATCCATCGCATGCTTGCCGGTACATCTTTACCAATATAAGGAATCCGGCAGCAAGGAAAAGGCCCTCTCTCATCCACTGTATAAAATCCTGCATGATGAGCCCAACCCGGAAATGACCTCCTTTGTTTTTCGAGAAACGCTGATGACACACCTTTTACTGTATGGCAATGCCTATGCGCAGATTATTCGCAACGGTAAAGGTCAGGTCATCGGGCTCTATCCGCTGATGCCTAACCGCATGACCGTGGATCGTGATGAGCACGGACACCTCTACTATCAATATCAGATGCAGGAGTCGGATGCACAAACCATGAAAGCTGGAACGGTGACGCTCAGGCCATCCGATGTACTTCATGTACCAGGCCTCGGCTTTGATGGACTGGTTGGTTACTCGCCGATTGCCATGGCTAAGAATGCCATCGGCCTTTCCATCGCCACAGAGGAATACGGCGCTAAGTTTTTCGCAAATGGAGCTACTCCCGGAGGTCTGCTGGAATTTCCTGGCACCGTCAAGAATCCAGATGCTATCCGCGAAAGCTGGAACAATGGTTTCTCCGGCAGCAATTCTCATAAGATTGCCATTTTAGAGGAAGGCATGCACTACACGCCAATCTCTATCAGCCCGAATGAAGCGCAGTTTCTTGAAACACGTAAATTTCAAATTGATGAAATCGCTCGAATCTTCAGAGTTCCTCCTCATATGGTAGGAGACCTGGAGAAGTCGAGCTTTTCTAATATTGAGCAGCAATCGCTGGAATATGTGAAGTACACCCTAGAGCCCTGGATTGTGCGATGGGAGCAGGCGCTAAACCGTGCCCTTCTATCAGATTCCGAGAAGGCTGCTTATTTTGTCAAGTTCAATGTAGATGGCCTGCTTCGCGGCGATTATCAAAGTCGCATGAATGGCTACGCTACAGCTCGTCAAAATGGCTGGATGTCTGCGAATGATATCCGTGAGCTTGAAAACCTGGACCGCATCCCAGCGGAGCTTGGTGGTGACTTATATCTCATCAACGGCAACATGACCAAGCTCGAAGATGCAGGAATATTTGCAGCCTCTTCTGCTGCTGGAAAGGAGAACGATTCCAATGAAGAAATTCTGGAACTGGAAAAATCAGACACAGACGAATCAGGAGACGCAGGAAACAGTGACAACAAGAACACTGTTCCTGAACGGGACCATCGCCGAGGAAAGCTGGTTTGATGACGATATCACACCGGCCCTTTTTAAGGAGGAGCTCTTAAGTGGCTCTGGCGATATTACTGTCTGGATCAATTCACCCGGTGGCGACTGCGTGGCTGCTGCCCAGATCTATAACATGCTGATGGATTATAAAGGCAACGTTATCGTCAAGATTGATGGTATTGCCGCCTCTGCTGCATCGGTTATTGCGATGGCCGGTACCAAGGTAATGGTGTCCCCTGTATCCATGTTGATGATCCATAACCCAGCCACGATGGCCTTCGGTGATTCAGCAGAGATGCAAAAGGCCATCGCCATGCTGGAGGAAGTCAAGGAATCCATCATCAATGCCTATGAGATTAAGACCGGTCTGAGTCGAGCAAAGATCTCTCATCTGATGGATGCCGAAACCTGGATGAATGCCAATATGGCCATTGAACTTGGCTTTGCAGATGAAATTATGAAGCGCGATACGCAGGATGAAGCTGTTTCTCTTCCTGCCGCCTCCGCTTCTTTCTCTCGCGCAGCTGTCACCAACTCTCTTATCGAGAAACTGGCAGCCAAATGTCATATCCCGACAAGACCTGCTGAACCTGCTATTTCGGAGCGCTCTGTAGACAGTCTCATGGAGCGCCTGAACCTTATCAAACAACACATTTAATGGAGGTAATACTACTATGACGATTAATGAACTTCGCGAAAAGCGTAACAACGCATGGAATGCTGCTAAGGCATTTCTGGATTCTCATCGTACCGAGAAGGGTACCCTCACTGCAGAGGACGATGCAACCTATACCAGGATGGAACAGGATATCGCAGACCTTGGCAAGGAAATCGCTCGTCTGGAGCGCCAGGAGGCACTGGACGCCGAGCTTTCTAAGCCGGTAAATACTCCACTTACTTCTAAGCCTGCCTCTACCGCTTCTTCCGACACAAAGACTGGACGTGCATCCGATGCCTATAAGGCCGGAATGCTCACCGCCCTTCGTTCTAACTTCAAGCAGATTTCTAACGTGCTGCAGGAGGGTGTGGACGCAGATGGTGGTTATCTGGTACCGGATGAGTATGACCATCGCCTGGTGGATGTCCTTACTGAGGAGAACATCCTGCGTAAGCTTGGTCATAAGATTACTACATCCGGTGAGCATAAGATCAACATCGCAGCAACTAAGCCTGCAGCTGCTTGGATCGAGGAGGGTGGCGCACTCAGCTTTGGTGATGCAACCTTCGACCAGATTTTGCTGGATGCCCATAAGCTGCATGTTGCCATTAAGGTAACCGAGGAGCTTCTTTACGACAATGCCTTTAATCTGGAGAGCTATATCATCGACATGTTCGGTAAGGCTCTTGCTAATGCTGAGGAGGATGCCTTCCTGAATGGTTCCGGTGTTGGGCAGCCCCTGGGACTTTTTGCTGCGACCGGTGGTGGAACGGCAGCTATTTCTACTGCTTCTCTTACCGCCGATGATGTGATTAAGCTTGTGTATGCATTGAAGCGTCCTTACCGTAAGAACGCAAAATTCATCATGAACGATCAGACCATCGCTTCTATCCGCCAGCTCAAGGACAACAATGGTGCCTATATGTGGCAGCCTTCTCTTGTGGCTGGTGAGCCGGATAAGCTCCTGGGCTATGATGTCTACACTTCTCCGTTCTGCCCTGCTGGAAAGATTGCCTTCGGTGATTACAGCTACTACAACATCGGAGATCGTGGTACTCGTTCCTTCAAGCAGCTCACAGAGCTCTTTGCTGGAAATGGCATGATCGGCTATGTTGCCAAGGAACGTGTGGATGGTAAGCTCATCCTTCCGGAGGCAGTGCAGATTCTTACCATCACCGGTAGTGCAAAAGCTGCCAAGGCCTAAGGTAGTCTGAATGAAAGGTGGCGTCATTTGTGATGAATGGCGCTGCCCTTACCATATCCTTAAGAATGGAGGCGATGAGAAATGCTCATTACACTGGAAGAAATGAAGAACTATCTGCGAGTGGATTTTGATGATGACGACGCTCTCATCGAAACTCTAATCACCGCTGCAACAAGGATCTGTATGGATATTCTCCGTACAGAGAATCTTGACGAGCTGTCTGCTTGCGAGAATGCCAAGGCTGCCATTTTTTATACCGCTGCATACCTGTACGAGCACCGAGAGGAGGCAGATCATCACACACTGACGCTTACACTGCGCTCTCTGTTATTCGGTGCCAGAAAGGAGGTCTTCTGATGAACATTGAACTTTTAAATGTCCGCATCTTCATTACCAAAAATGAAGTAACTGTGGATGCCATCGGAAACCATAAAGCAAGCTGGGTACCCTACTACAACTGCTATGCAACGGTAAGTGCTGAAGCAGGCAAGGAGGATACGGATGCTGGAATGATTGTAGACAATACGAAGGTCGATTTTACTATCCGGTGGTGCAAGAAGGCTACCGCCTTAGATTCCACGCATTATCGTGTGGAGTTTAACGATACGCTTTATGACATCACGGCCATCGACCACATGAATTACAAGAAAAAATGCATCAAACTCTCCTGCCAGAAAGTGAGGCGCTAACGATGGCAACTGATCGGGTAAGCATTGGCCAGATGGCGGATGCGATTATGGAGGGGCTTGAGGAATATGCCAGCCTTGCAACAGATGACCTAAAAGCATCGGTCCGCAAGGCTGGTAAAACCGTCAAGGATGAGATTGCTGCAACGGCTCCCAAGGACACCGGAAAATATGCAAAGAGCTGGGCCGTGAAAACTCAAAAGGAAACATCCAATTCTCTGGAGCTTGTGGTTCATTCTAAAAACCGCTATCAGCTGGCCCACCTTCTGGAATTTGGTCATGCGAAGCGAGGTGGTGGCCGTGTCGCCGCAAGGCCCCATATTGCACCAGCGGAAGAAAAGGCGATTGATACACTGGAGCGTGAAATTGAAAAGGCCCTGAAAGGATAACACATGGAGAAGTTAATCGAAATCATGAATAAAATAGGCCTTCCCTTTGCTTATGACCACTTTGCAGAGGGAGAAAGCCCGGATCCGCCGTTTATTTGTTATCTTACACCGAACAGTGACAACTTCGCGGCAGACGGACAGGTCTACTATAAGATCAATGAAATTCATATCGAACTGTATACCGATTGTAAGGACTTGTCGGCAGAACAGCGTATAGAAGCCGTGCTCGATCAGCATGGCATTTTTTATGAAAAATCCGAGACTTGGATCGAATCGGAGAAGCTTTATGAAGTCCTGTATTCATTTGAAATGGAGGTAAATTAACGATGGCTGAAAAAGCGAATAAGGTGAAATTCAACCTGAAGAATACGCACTATGCGCTCCTTACCATTAGTGAGGACGGAACACCCACCTTCGGAGTGCCAGTCCCGATGCCAGGCTCCGTATCGATCTCACTGGATGCAAATGGTGAGCCGGAGAACTTTTACGCGGATGGTGGTGTGTATTACGTAATCAATAATAACTGTGGCTATGACGGAGATCTGGAGCTTGCATTGATTCCGGAGTCCTTCCGTACGGATGTACTGAAGGAAACATTAGATTCCAAGGGAGTGCTGATTGAAAACTCTGAGGTGGAGCTTGCAGCATTTGCGCTCCTGTTCGAGTTTGATGGCGACCAGAAGCACATCCGTCATGTACTGTATAACTGCTCCGCTTCCCGTCCCGGCATCGAAGGAAAGACGAATGAGGATTCCAAGGAAGTACAGACGGAGAAGCTGTCTCTGAAGGCGGTGCCGCTTGCTAATGGTATGGTGAAAGCAAAGACCGGAAATACCACGGATGCTACCACCTATGCTGATTGGTACAAGGCGGTATATGTGCCTGCGGCAGAGAGCGATGCCGCAACGCAGTCTGCAGCGAAACCTGCAAAGTCAGTAAAGGAGTGATTGGATTATGAGTATGATTCAGAAGATTGAGATTGACGGAAAGCAGGTGCCCTTCAAGGCATCTGCCGCCATTCCGCGTATTTACCGCATCAAGTTCCACAGGGATATCTACAAGGATCTCGATGCGCTCGGAAAGGCAGTCGGAAACGGTGATGAGGCTTCCTCGCACCTCGATATGTTCTCCCTTGAGATGTTCGAGAACATCGCCTACATCATGGCAAAACACGCAGACTCTTCCATCCCGGATAGCCCTGAAGAGTGGCTGGATGAATTCAGCACCTTCTCCATCTACCAGGTGCTTCCGAAGATTATCGAGCTGTGGGGACTGAATGCGCAGACGGATGTAGAGTCTAAAAAAAACTTCACGCAACTGAGCGCCCGATGACCACACCACTGTTCCTGCTTCGCTGCGTACAGCTCGGCATCTCCATCCGGGATCTGGATCTTCTTACGATTGGGATGGTGAACGATATGTACGCAGAAAGCAGCAATGATGAGTACAAAGGCTATGCGCAGATCGCTACGCAGAAGGATTTCGATTTATTTTAATACCAACTGTCTCTAAAGCATTTGTTTTGGTTAGGACAATAAAGACATATTTTGACGCGGCAATTGATTGAGGAAGAATCTAATTTCTGGTATATTTAGTCCATGCAAAAAATGTTTTTTAATGCAAAATGAAGGGACTGATACTGTGAAATGTGATGTCTGCGGTGGTAACGCAGGGATACTGGCATCAAAATTAGGTGATGGAAGATGGATATGTGGAAGCTGTCTTAAAAAGGCCGGTGGCGTTTCCGCAATTTTTAAATTACGAGAAATGCGCACTCCAGAGATTAAATCTCTAATCTTTGGAGAAAATGCTTCTGTAGCAAATGATGGATTTCATACATCTCAACAATTTGGTAAATTGCTTAAAATTGATGAAGCAGCTGAGATGATCGAGATACCGTTAGAGGCTATGAGTCAAAGCAGAGCGATTAGACAGGCACTCCAAAAAGGCAGGATTACTGATACGTACATAAAGTTCAGTGATCTTGTCGGTGTTGATCTTATTGAAAATGGTTCTCTGGTTACTTCCGGCGGATTAGGAAGCGCATTAACAGGCGCTGCACTGTTCGGCAACACTGGAATGATTGCTGGCGGGCTTGTTGGTAAGAAAAAAATATCTGATGTATGTGAGAGCCTTCAAATTAAGCTAACAGTTAATGATCTAAATAATCCTGCAATTTTTATTGATGTAGTAAGATCGAGGATGGCAAAAAAGAGCTTGAAATATCAGACTGATTTTGAATTGGCACAAAAGATTGTATCTGTGCTGAATGTAATTATTCAAAGAAACCATAAATCGTAAACTATAAACAACAGAATAGCAATTCAGGAAGCATCTATCAGAAATGGTAGGTGCTTTTCTTATGCCCATTTTGCAGAGAGGAGGTATAGCCGATGGCGGCAAGCAGAATCAAGGGTATTACTGTCGAGATCGGCGGCGATACCACCAAGCTTCAGACAGCCTTAAAGGGTGTCAATTCAGAAATCAAAAATACACAGTCACAACTTAAGGATGTCGAAAAGCTCCTGAAACTGGATCCTGGCAACACCGAGCTGCTTGCGCAGAAGCAGAAGCTCCTCTCCAGCGCTGTCAGTGAAACGAAGGAAAAGCTCGCTACTCTCAAGACTGCTGCAGAGCAGGCAAATCAGGCACTTGCGAATGGTGACATCTCAAAGGAGCAGTATGATGCCCTTCAGAGGGAGATCATCGAAACGGAAGAAGATCTCAAAAAGCTGGAAGCTCAGGCAAATCAGTCTGCCACTGCTGTGCAGAAGATTGCTACTGCTGGTGAAAGCCTGAAGTCTGCAGGCGATAAGGTTTCCTCCGCCGGTGAAAAGCTCCTTCCTGCCTCTGCTGCAGTTACAGCTCTTGGCGTTGCTGCTGTAAAAACAGCCTCCGATTTCGATTCTTCTATGAGCCAGGTGTCCGCCGTGTCTGGTGCAACCGGAGAGGACTTCGACAAACTCCGCGCAAAGGCTCGTGAGATGGGTGCGAAGACCAAATTCTCTGCATCCGAGGCTGCGGATGCTATGAACTACATGGCGATGGCCGGATGGAAAACCTCCGACATGCTGGATGGTATCGAAGGTATCATGAACCTTGCTGCGGCATCTGGTGAGGACCTTGCCACCACATCGGATATCGTAACAGATGCACTGACTGCATTTGGGCTCACCGCCAAGGACTCCGGGCATTTCGCGGACATCCTTGCAGCGGCAAGCTCTAACGCAAATACGAATGTCAGTATGATGGGTGAAACCTTCAAATACTGTGCACCGATTGCAGGTGCACTTGGCTTTTCCGCAGAGGATACCGCAGAAGCCATCGGCCTTATGGCGAATGCTGGCATCAAATCTTCACAGGCCGGTACCTCTCTTCGCACCATCATGAATAATCTTACTGGCGAGGTGAAGCTCTCCGGCAAATCCATCGGGGATGTGACGATTGCAACCACCAATGCCGATGGATCGATGCGAAGTCTCACGGCAATCCTTGCAGACTGCCGGTCCGCCTTCGGGCAGCTTTCGGATTCTGAGAAAGCATCGAATGCAGAGGCACTCGTCGGTAAGAATGCCATGTCCGGCTTCCTTGCTCTTATGAACTCCGCACCTGGAGATATTTCAAAGCTCGAAGGTGCAATCAAGAACTGTGATGGCACATCTGAGAAGATGGCAGAAACCATGCAGGACAACTTAAGTGGTCAGCTTACGATTCTGAAATCGCAGCTTCAGGAGCTTGCCATTTCCTTTGCAGACCTTATGATGCCTGCGATCCGCTCTCTGGTATCGGCTTTGCAGGGCTTGGTGGACTTCCTGAATAAACTGCCAGAACCAGTAAAGCAGATCATCCTTGTGGTGGCACTTCTCGTGGCTGCTCTTGGACCGGTCCTTATCTTTGTAGGAAAGATCATGAGTGCAGTCGGCTCTATCATGACGATGGCACCGAAGATTGCAGGTGCCGTGAATACGGTCACGAGGGCCATCAATGGCATCGGTGCAGCGACCTCCGGAATCAGTGCCGTGCTGAAGGTGTTCTCCGGCATTGGCCTTGTAATCGGTGGTGCTATCACCGCTGTAAAAAACTTCATTGATATGTTCCAGAACGGATTCTCCGTACTAAAGGATATTCTGATGGGCGTTGGCATCGCCCTTGCTGCGGTTGGTGCGGTCATTCTTGGTGCTCCGGCACTGGTCGCAGGTGTGGTGGCTGCGATTGTCTTTGCGGTGGCGAATCTTGTCATTGTGATCAAAGAACACTGGACGGAGATTGGAACCTTCCTTTCAGGCTTGTGGGAGAACATCAAAGTACTTGCCGGTACGGTATGGCAGGCAATCTCCGATACGATTGGAAGCATCGTCTCAGGAATTGCAACGTTTCTTTCCGGTATTTGGACGAGCATTGCTACAACTGCTTCTTCCATCTGGACTGCAATCAGCACAACCGTCGGTGGTATTGTACAGGGCATTGTCGATACAATCACGAATATCTGGAACGGATTTGTGTCAGTTTTCGGCCCGCTACTCGAAGCATTCCGATATCTATTTGAGACAATATTTCAAGCTATTCAAATCTTGATTGGCATGGCGATGGATGCGATCAGCACAAAAATCCAGGAAATCTGGAATGCTATCGTTGCCTTCCTGACGCCGCTTCTCACTGCATTGCAGAGCTTTTTCCAGACAATCTGGACGGCCATTCAGACTGTGGTAACTACGGTGTTGACCACGATCCAGTCTATCTTCACGACGGTCTGGAATGCTATCAAATCGTTTGTAACATCCGTGCTGAATGCCATCAAGGGTGTTGTGACGAGTATCTGGAACAGCATCAGCGGCTATATCTCTGGTGTGATGAATACCATTAAGAACACGGTTTCTTCCATCTGGAATAGCGTAAAGTCGGCTGTCGGCAGCATCATTGGTCAGATTTATAACGTGATCCATTCTGGCTTTGAGCGAGCAGTCGGCTATGTAAAGGGGCTTGCTTCTCAGGCATTCAGCTGGGGACGTGACCTCATCATGGGCATCGTGAATGGTATCAAGTCAGCTGTTGGCGC